GACAGCCAAGCAGGAGGTTAAAGCGCGGCAGGTGCGTGCCGCCACCCCGAAGACCCCACCGAAGACCCCACTGAAGACGGGCAAACGCCGGTCGCGGCTTGCCACCCAAACCCCCACCTGAAGGACAACCACCATGGACACCAAGACCATCACCCTGGTCCGCCCGATCGAACGCGGCGAAAGCAAGATGACCAAGCTGACCCTGCGCGAGCCGACATCCGGCGATCTGCGCGGCCTGAAACTGGCCGATGTGCTGCAACTGGATGTAAACGCGCTGATGAACCTGTTGCCGCGCATCTGCATCGAAGGGTTGACAGGACCCGAAATCGCAAAGCTGTGCCCCGCAGATCTGGCCCGGGCAGGCGGCGCCGTTGTGGGTTTTTTCGACCAGGAGGCGGCGACGGAGGCCTGATGCCCGACGACGTCGAAGACGCCATGGCCGACATCGCGCTGATCTACCGGTTCGGGCACGCCGAAATGTGCGCGATGTCGCTGCCGGAACTTGCCCGCTGGCGCGACCGGGCGCGCGAGCAAGCACAGGAGCAGTAGATGTCCGACCTCAACATCGCCATGATCCTGCGCCTGGTCGATCAGGTCACCGGACCGTCCAGGCGGGTGCTGTCGTCGATGCGCGAGGTCGGTGGCGCGGTGGACAATGCCGGGCGCGGTATGCTGGGTGCGGCCGACCGGATCGGGGCCGCGTCGCAGCGCCAGATGGGCATCATTCAGGGTCAGACTGTCGGGTTGGTTGCGTTCGGTGCTGCGGCCTACGGATTGCTGCGCCCGGCGGTGGAGTTCGAGGCCGCCATGGACAAGGTGGGCGCTGTCGCGCGGGCATCGGGCTTCGACCTGGACCGGATGACCGCCACCGCGCGCGAGCTGGGTGCGACCACGCCGTGGGCGGCCAGCCAAGCGGCAGAGGGCATGCAGTTTCTGGCGATGGCCGGGTTCGAAGTGAACGACGTCGTCGCCGCAATGCCCGGCATGCTGGATCTGGCAAGCGCAGGCGCCACAGATCTGGGCACCACCGCAGATATCGCAAGCAACATCCTGACCGGGTTTGGCCTGGAGGCGGCAGAAATGGGCCGCGTGGGCGATATTCTGACCAACACTTTCACCAGTACGAACACCAATCTTCGGACGCTGGGCGAGACGATGAAATACGTGGCCCCGGCCGCGGCCGCAGTGGGCCTGTCGCTGGAAGAAGCCGCGGCGATGGCAGGCGCGCTGGGCGACGCGGGCATTCAGGGCGGCATGGCGGGCACCGGGCTTCGGACGATGATCTCGCGGCTGGCGGCACCCGCCGACGGGGCATTGGATGCGCTTGAACAACTGGAAATCAAGACGGCGGATGCGGACGGAAACATGCGTCCGATGATCGACATTCTGGCAGAAATGGACGGCGCGCTCAAGCTGCTGGGGACTGCGGAACAGGCGAGCCTGCGCAAGGCGATCTTCGGCGAAGAGGCCAGTGCGGCGGCGCAGGTTCTGATGATCCAGGCAGGCAGCGGCGCGTTGCGTGAGTTTGCCATCGAGGTCCAGGAACAGGGTTCGGCGGCGCGGGTCGCGCAAGAGCAGAACGACAACATGTCAGGCTCGCTCAAGTCAATCCGGAGCGTGATTGAAGCGGTCTCGATCACCATCGGAAACGTGTTTCTGCCTGCGCTGGTAGACATGACAGCAACGCTGATCCCGATGCTGCAGCAGATCAACGCTTGGGCCGAGATGAACCCGGACCTGATCAAGGCGCTGGGGCAACTGGCGCTTTGGATGGTCGGATTGAAAGTTGCCAGTCTGGGGTTGCGGCTTGCCTTCATCTTGCTTGCATCACCGGTGGCCACGGTGTTGCGGACACTTGGCTGGCTGTTGGTGCTGGTGGCGCGCCTGAACCCCTGGGTGCTGATCGCCACCTCTGTCGCGTTGGCAGCAAAGGTGATCCGCGACAACTGGGACAATATCGGGGCGTATTTCAGCGACAAGTTCGACCGCATCAAAGCCGCATTCGATGTGGGCTGGGTGCAGGGTGTCCTGACGCTGCTACAGGAGACCAGCATCCTGGACATCATGGAGGACGCCATGGCCGGGCTGGTCGGGTATTTCGGCGAAGAGGTCAAAAGCTGGCTTGCGGCCATAGATGACGGTTTCAGCGGGTTCAGCCTGTACGACAGCGGCAAGGCGATGATCCAGACGCTGTGGAGCGGTGCGAAAGGGGTCATCCCCCGGATGGTCGCGGACATCAAGGCGCGCATCGCGGGGATACTCCCCGACTGGCTGTCCAACTATCTGTCGGGTGGGGGCGGGGACAGTGCGGCACCGGACGCCGCGGTTGACATGACCGGCCCGCTGCGCCCGCCGCGGGCGGATGGAACCTACACCCAGAACAACACCATCACCATCACGCCGCATCCCAACCAGAACCCCGAGGCCATTGCGAACGAGGTCATCCGCCAGCAGGCCTTATGGGGCCGCGGCGGACCCGCCATGCCGCATCTTTATGACACGCCCGAGGACGCCCAATGATCGCGTCGCTGACCATGATGGCGTTGGGCGGGTTCCGGTTCGGCGTGAACCGCGCCAGCTATCAGACGCTGCAGCGCACGGCGATGTACCGCTGGGCGACGCTGGACCGCGCAGGCCGGGACCCGGCCTCGCAGTTTCTGGGGCCCGGGGTCGAAACCATCACGTTGAACGGCACCATTTACCCCCATTTCAAGGGCGGTTTACGGCAGGTTGAAGCGATGCGCCTGGTGGCCCGCCTGGGCGAGCCGATGATCCTGGTCGATGGTCTGGGCTTTGTTCTGCAACGCTGGGTAATCCTGCGCATTTCCGAGACGAAAGGCACATTTCTGCGCGACGGCGCGCCCCGGCGCATCGACTTTTCGGTGGATCTGCAAAGCTACGGGGAGGACGGCACATGGCCGAATATCTGACCGGGCGCGGCGAGGTGCTGGACCAGATCGTGCTGGCTCAATACGGGCGGCGTGACGTGCTGGTTGCCGTGCTGGATGCCAATCCCGGCCTTGCCGAGCTGGGGCCGATCCTGCCCTACCGCACGCGCGTCACGCTGCCCGATCTGCCCGCACCGTCCCAGACCCCCGTGCTGCGCCTGTGGGGCCGGTCGTGAAGCCGTTGTTCCGCGTCACCGCCGACGGCGAGGACGTGACCGCGCGGGTGGCTGACCGGCTGCTGGAGCTGCGCATTCTGGACGCCGCGGGGATCGAGGCCGACACGCTGAGCCTGACGCTCGATGACCGTGACGCGCGGCTGGCCGCGCCGCCGCACCAGTCGGTCATCCGTGTCTGGCTGGGCATGCAGGGGCCGCTTGGCACCCCGATGGCCAGCGTCCCGTTGACGCCGATGGGCGCGTTTCGCACCGACGATACCGAGATCACCGGGCCGACCCGCCAGATGCGTATCAGCGCCACCGCCGCCGACATGAGCGGCGGCATCCGCAGCCCGCGCACCCGTGCGTGGGAAGGGGCCAGCCTGGGCGATATCCTGCGCACCATCGCGGGCGCGCATTCCCTGACGCCCGCCGCCGACGCCGCCCTGGCCGCCCATGCGCCCGGGTTCGTGGCACAGACGGCCGAGAGCGACCTGAACCTGCTGACCCGCCTCGCGCGGCGCGTGGGCGGCACCGTGAAGCCCGCAGACGGGCGGCTGGTGCTGGCGCGCCGCGGGGCGGGCACCGCCGCCGACGGCACGCCGTTGCCGCCCGTGATGCTGGCACCGTCCGACGCCAGCAAATGGTCCTGGCACGCCGCCGACAGGGGCCGATACGCCAGCGCAGAGGCGTCCTGGACCGACCTGGGCACCGGGGCCGTCAACAAGGTGATCGTGGGTGAAGGCGATCCGCGCCGCGTGCTGCGCCACGTTCACGCCACCGAAAATGAAGCCGCGCGCGCCGCACAGGCCGCGTTGGCCGATGCCGCGCGCGGGGCCCAGACCGCCCGCATCAACCTGACCCGGTTCGTGCCTTCGGCATTTGCCGGTGCCCGCATCCGGTTTGCCGAGGTCCGCCCGGAATGGGCGGGCGACTGGTCTGTGCACCGCGCACATCACATTCTGACCGACCGGCTTGTGACCGAGCTGGATCTGGAACGCCCCCCCATTTCGCCCGCCACAGGAGCCTGACATGCCCATTGAAACCGTTGACGCCCAGTTCGGACGCTATGAAGATTTCCCCGAGCGCACCATTGCACTTGGTGCGGACGAAACGCTCGATCTGGCGTTTGTCTGGAAAGACGATGCCACCGCGATCGACATCACGGGCGGCTACGTGACCGCGTGGATCGTGCTGCCGGATGGCAGTCACATGCAGCTGCCATCGGATATCGCGCCCGGCACCGGCGGGCTGCAGAAGGTGCTGCAACCGCCCTATAAGTTTGCACCTGGTCTGCACCGGATCGCGGTGCGGCTGACGCTGAACGACCGCACCATGTCAGCGGGGTGTTTCATTGATTTCGCGGCAGCTGTCGGGACATTGATCGCGCCGCCGGTGGTGATCGCGCAGCTGGCGCCGGTGGCCGCCGTGCAGGGTGCGGATGCGATCACCCGCGACGCGGCGACGGCCATTCGCGGGGCCACCGAGTGGTCAGTCACAGGGACAGCGACGGTCAGTTCGAACGGGCTTGTGACCATCCCCACCACAGCGCCGATCAGCGCCACGCTGGTGGTCACCGGGCGCAACGTGGCAGGCCCCACATCGGTGCCGCTGCCTGTGGAGATTACGGCGGCGGCGGAAAGCGCCACGGCACCTGACACCATGGCGGCCCCGACGCTGACCGGCGGCGAGACACAGATCACGATCACCCCGCCCGCCGCACCGGACCTGAACGGCGGAACGCTTCTGACGGACGGCTACCGGTTTCTGGTCTACAGTG